TTTGGGATTCAATTGGTTCAATTGGATGTTACGAAGGTGCTGTTTCAAACACAAACAACAACCAATGGACCGCTGGAGCCTTGAAAAGAAGTTTCGAAAGTATTCTTAACTTTAGAATCCCAGCATCAAGAAGAGAAACGTCACCGTTTATCAACACATTTGTTACAGTACAAAAGATTTGGTTAAGACCAAACGCTGTGGGGCAACCAACTGTAATGCACAATGGTGGTGAAGGTTTCAAATATGGTGTTAGATTGATTTTCCACATGGGTGGTATGTCTACATCATCAGCTAAAAAACTGGAAGCTGTTAACTCTGGTAGAAATTACCAATTTGGTGTTATGACTGATATCAAATGTGTTAAAAACCACGTTAACGGAATCGAACAAATGGGTTCTATTTGTTCAACACCACATGGGTTTGTTAATCCAGCTGAAAAAAATGATTATGTTAAATCTCAAAAAGATTTCATAAACGAAAAGTTAGGTACTACTTTTGAAGATTTCGCAGTTAAAGAAATTGAACTAGAATCAGATGCCTACGAAAAACAATAGTATTAACCTTTAAAAAGTTCATAATGAACAAAAGACCACCAAGAACTGGTGAAATAGTTAAAAAAACACAAAATACTCTATTGGTTGACGGAAACGCCCTGTTTAAAACAGGGTTTTTCGGAGCCAAAGACTCATACAACATTCACGGCCAACACATAGGTGGTTTATTTCAATTCATGACAACACTTAGAATGTTGTTAACTGAAGATTTATACCATAGAGTCTATGTATTTTGGGATGGAAATTTTAGTGGTAAACTAAGATATGAAATTTATCATCCATATAAGAGCGATAGAGGCAAAGATTACATCAATGGGACACATCCTATAGATGAATCTGAATTAACGCAAAGAGAGCGCGCTTATGAGTATCTAGACGAGTTATATGTTAGACAACTAAGACACGAAATTATTGAAAGTGATGATTTCATCGCTTATTATTGTCTAAACAAAAAAGAAAACGAGAAAATAACTATTTGCACAAACGATAGTGACATGGCTCAATTGATTGACGATAATGTTAGAATTTATTTTTTAAATTTAAAACAATATGTTGATAAATCCAATTTTTCTTCGTATTTTTGCTATTATTACGAAAACGCTGCGTTGGTCAAATTAATGACTGGTGATACAGCCGATAGTATAAAAGGTATTCGAGGGGTAGGGACCAAAACGTTAGTCAATCTATTTCCAGAATTGAGTGAAAGAAAAGTAAGTTTAACCGAAATTTTAGAAAAAGCAGAACAACTACAAGAACAAAGAAAAACAAAAAAACAGAAACCGCTTGTCGCACTAGACAACATTATTAACCGAGTAACTGATGGAGTTCAAGGAGAAAACATCTACGAAATAAACTACGCTCTGGTTAATCTAAAACAACCCATGATGACCGAAGACGGTATTGAGGAATTACATAATCTAATGGAAGGCACGTTACACGAACCAGTTAGAGATATCCAAAAAGTATTCAAATACATAAACGAGGATGGGTTAAGAATAACTATTGGTGAAAGCAGATATGAAGATTATCTAACACCATTTAAACAACTAAAACAAAGAGAAGATTTAATATTTTAAAAAATGAGTGAATACATTAAAAATGAAGAATTGAGATTTCAATTCGTACTTTACATTAACGAAAACATTATATGTCAACGTTACTTCAACATCTATGACTTCAATGAAGATTCATTGAAATCTATAGAATTAAAAGACCTTATGAACGCCATAACTGGTGTTAATAATGGCGATTTCAGCTCTCAAGGTATCATACCTAAACACTTGAAGCGAAAATCAATAACCTATTTATGGGATACTTACAACCCTTATTTCTTACAAAACGAAGATTCGGCTAGAAATGGTTCTGACAAGAAAGATAATTTCCAATTTGAAATTAAAGTGGATGAACGTACTGTCGCTAAATCTGAATTTAGTGGAAATCTATTTCAACCAAAAATTAGATATGCGGTTGATGTTAGAGAAATAATTCCAGAGATTATGAGTGAAATTAGACAATATTTAAGTCTAAAAAAATACACAATTGACAGCAAAACAAAGGCTTGGGAAGAATCTCAAAAAGAATTTTTGATAAAGTAGTAGTTGATACTACTTTATCATATTTATTATTAACAAAGTTTTTAAAAATAAGATAAGGGGAAAAAATGATTAGAGTAGACACAAGCGATTTTTCATATTTAGGGGATACGTATCAGATTAAGCTGATAGCGCAAATACTTAGCGATAGAAAATTTGCTAATTCAATTTTGGACATTGTAAGTCCAAACTATTTTAAAGACCCAGCTCTAAAAACTATTGTAGCAGCTATTAAAGATGCTAAAACGATTGATGAAGTTAACCTAGATATTCCAAGTTTAGAGATTAGACTATACGATGGAATTAAATCAGACATGGTTCTTAAACAAATTGGTAGACAACTTAGAAAAATAGAAGAAAGTGATTTAAACGATTCTTTAAAAATACAAGAAATCGCTATGAATTTTTGTAAGTACAAAGAAGTTAAGAAAACAATCGAAGAGATTTCTAAAATCATTGATAGAGGCGACATCAATGATTATCACGAATGTGAATCAAAGCTCCGTAAAGCTTTGGAACACGGTGATATGAAAGATGATGGTATGGATATCTTTGACAACATTAAAGACGTTCTTATAGACGATTTCAGAAAACCAATACCAACTGGTATTAAAGGGTTGGATGAAATTATGGATGGTGGTTTATCAAAAACAGAGTTAGGTGTTATATTAGCACCGTTTGGTGTTGGTAAGACAACCATGATGACCAAATTAGCCAACACAGCGGTTAACATGGGTTATAAAGTTTTACAAATCTTTTTTGAAGACAACCCTAAGGTAATTCAAAGAAAACATTTATCTTGTTGGTCAAACCACGACTTGAATAATTTGTCTTTACATAAAGAAGAGATTTATGAAATGGCAGCCAAAATGGATGCTGAAATCAAAGCTAAAAAAGGTGGGTTAAAACTTAAAAAGTTTTCAAGTGATGGTACAACCATCCCAGTTATTAGACAATACATCAGAAAATTAACAGCACAAGGTTTTAAACCAGATATGGTGTTGTTGGATTATATTGATTGTGTTGAACCATCAAGAAAATTTGATGATATAAACGCTGGTGAAGGTAGTGTGATGAGACAATACGAAAGTATGTTATCAGAATTAGACATTGCTGGTTGGACCGCAGTACAAGGTAATAGAACATCTATTGGTGCTGACGTAGTTCACGCTAACCAAATGGGTGGTTCTATCAAAAAAGGACAAATTGGCCACTTCATCGTGTCAATTGCCAAAACACTAGACCAAAAAGAAAACGGAACAGCAACTATGGCTATTCTTAAATCTCGTTTTGGTAAAGATGGCGTTGTGTTTGAACACATTAGATTTGATAACGCTAGTATTCAAATTGATATGGGAGATAGCAAAGGGGCTAGAACCAATAGTGAACACAAACAAGACAAAGCAGAATTTAGTCAAAAAAGAATTAATGAGGTTATGGGTAACCGAACTAATATATTGAATACGGATATACTTAATTCAATAAAATTAACAGAAGAATAACAAACAAAAAATTAACAACATGTATTTAAAAGACAGTACACTAAAAAAAAGGTATTCCATTTTCCCAGTCATACATAATGACTTGTGGCAGATGTATAAAAAAGCCGAAGCTCAAACATGGGTTGCGGAAGAAATAGATTTAAGCAAGGATGATTTTGATGGGTTGAAAGATGCTGAAAAAATTTATCTAAAAAATATTTTAGCATTTTTTGCTATATCAGATGGTTTGGTTATAGACAACCTAGCCACAAACTTCTTAAATGAAGTTGAATTATTAGAAGCCCAATACTTCTACGGACATCAAACATTTATAGAACAAGTTCATGCGAATGGTTATTCTTTGTTGATTGAAACATACATAAAGAACCTTATTGAAAGAGATGAATTATTTAATTCTATGGAAAATAACCCTGCGGTTGCTAAAAAAGCTTCATGGGCTGAGGATTGGATTCATCACCCATCTTTTGGTCACAGACTTGTGGCTTTTGCGTGTGTTGAAGGAATTTCATTTGCTAGTGTGTTTTCTGGGGTGTTTTGGTTTAGAAGCAAGAATAAAATGCCTGGTTTGGGTGGTATGAATGAATTAATCCTTAGAGATGAAACATTCCACTATGAGTTTGCACTTAACCTATACAAAAATTATTTGAAAGATGATTATAAGCTTTCAAAAGAAGAATTAAGAAATATCATTTTAGGGTGTTACGAAATTGAAAAGGTTTTTGTTGAAGATAGCATGCCAGATGGTTTACAAGGTATGACCAAAGATGATATGATTCGTTATGTGCAATACGTAACAGATATCGTTCTTAACGATTTCGGTTGTGATTTAGAATTCAATGTGACAAACCCGTTGGATTACATGGCCAGAATTGGTTTATCTGCAAAAAACAATTTTTTTGAGAAAAGAGATGGTGAATACACAAGAGTTGAAATACCTACAACTACTGATGGTATGTTTGATGAAGACTTCTAATTAAAATATAAATATGAAAATACAAAAAAGAGACAAATCGACACAGGCTTTTACGCCTAACAAAATTTTAACGAGAATCAAAACACAAGCCAAAGGTTTGAAAATTGACTCTGACGTTTTGTTCCAAGAGGTTATTCCATTGATTACGGATAACATCACTACAACTGAAATCGACGAGATTATCGCTTTCAAAGCTGCTGATAAAATTATACAACACCCAGACTATTCATTGCTGGGTGGTCGTATTTTATTAAGTCGCCAATCAAAATTAATAGGTAAAGAATTACAGCCAGTAGATTTAACTTACGACTTCTTTGCCGCTACAACTTTTTTGAGTAAATACTCAATGAGAGATGAAAAGAAAACTCCATTAGAATTACCTTCATGTATGTACGAAAGAGTAGCTACGCATTTACATGAAGATAATGAAGCTGATAGATTAGAGCTATTAGAAGAATTAAAATCAAAAAGAGGTAACTTTGCTACACCAACATATACAAACGCTGGTATACCTAAAAGAAACGGTATGATTAGCTGTAACCTTACACATTTAGAAGATGATTCATTTGAAGGTATCGAAGAAACCCTTAAGAAGATTTCCTCGGCATCTAAAGAAGGTTCTGGTATTGGGTTATTAATTGACCCACTTCGTAGCAAAGAAAGCATTGTAGAATCTTTTCAAGGCAATGCAGGTGGTGTGGTTAGATTAGCTGATATGGTGCAATCTAAAATGAGATTCTACAAACAAGGTTCTCGTTCTGGAAGTTGTGCATTGTATTTGTCATTATGGCATAGAGACATCATAGATTTCTTAGAATTAACATTACCTATTGGTTCTGCTGAATTAAGAACAAAAGATTTGTTCACTTCAATCATCGTAAACGACTTGTTTATGGAAAAATTAGAGAAAGGTGAGGATTGGTATTTGTTCTGCCCTAATGACATTAAAAAAGCTGGTTTAAAACCGTTATACAACTTACATGGTGAGAAATTCAACGCTGAATATCAAAAAGCAGTTGATTTAGGGTTGGGTAAAAAAGTTAACCCTAAAGATATTTTTGACGCTATTGTTAAATCACAAGTTGAAAGTGGTAGACCTTATGTAATGTTCAAAGACAACGCGAACAAACGTAACATGCAAGATAACATAGGCCCTATTAAACAATCAAACTTGTGTATTGAAGTAATGCAAGCGTCTAAACCAAAATACACGCCACAATGTACTTTAGCGTCAGTTAATTTGGCCGAACACGATACGTTGGAGACTATTGCGCAAACAACTAGAGTATTGGTTAAAGCTCTTAATCAAGTAATTGATAAAAACAAATGGAGTGATAGTTGGAGTGAGAAAGCTGGTATGGACCAAAGAGCTTTGGCTATTGGTGTTGCTGGTTTGGCCGATTTCTTCGCCAAAAAGAAAATTTCTTTTGAAAGTGAAGAAGCTAAACAATGGAATAATGATATATTCGAAACAATGTATAAAACTGCTGTTATTGAATCTATGTTATTGGCTGAAGAAAAAGGTGAAAACTATCCAGCGTGGGAAGGCAGTCGTTATTCAAAAGGTGAAACATACATAGAAGGCTGGTCACCAAAAGCAGTAGGAGAAGCGATTCCAATGTATAACAGTTTATTGTTAGGATTGATGCCAACAGCGTCGTCAGCGATTTTGTTAGGTGTGTTTGAATCTTTTGAACCAGCCACAGCTAACTTGTTTACAAGAAGAGTAGGTCAAGGTGAGTTTTTGGTTGTTAACAAATATTTGGTTAATGAACTAATTGAAAATAATCTTTGGACTTCAACTATTATTGACAAAGTTATTAAAAACCAAGGTAGTATCCAAAACATTGTGGAAATACCAGAAGAAATAAGATTTAGATACAAAGATGTTTGGGAAATTTCTCAAAGAGTATTGTTAGATTTGTCAATTATCAGAAACAAATATGTTGACCAATCACAATCATTAAACGTATATCATTCTGATGCAAAATACGGTAAAATAGCCAGCGCACTTATGTATGCTTGGAAAGGTGGTTTAAAAACTGGTGTTTATTATACTAGAACTAAATCAAAATTAGAAGCAAATTCAAAACTAGCTAGTAGCCAAATTGCAAATCAACCTGAAAAACCAAAAGATAGTCAGTTTGAGTGTTTCGGTTGCTCAGCTTAATTTTCATTTTTCATTTTTCATTTTAAAAGGGTCTTAAATAGGGGCCCTTTTTTTATTTCACATATTTACTTATAAAAATACTTTATTATAATATTTATCAAATAAAGAACATATGGCAACAGGTAGATTCATAAATATTAATTTCCCGTTTAAAGATAGTAGACAAGGGTTTTTCTTAGATTTAAACAACACCGACAACGAAGCAATCAAAGCTGATTTGCTTCACTTATTATTAACCAGAAAAGGTCAAAGGTTATATTTACCAGATTTTGGGACAGATTTATTAAAATTTATTTTTGAACCTGAAGATGGTATTACGTTTGAAGCGGTTAAAAGCGAAATAAGCAACGAAATTCAAAGATACTTACCTAACCTTCAGATGGATGAATTATTGATAGAGGAGTCTCCAGATAACGAATACGCTGTTGTTGTAACAATACAATACACAATAACTGATGGGGTTTTTGAATCATCAGACATTTTAACAATAAATTTATAATTTTATTATGGCAAATACAGGAATAAATTACGCATCTAGAAACTATGCCGATATTAGAGCTGGGTTGGTAGATATGGTAAAACAATATTACCCAGAGGTACTTAGCGATTTTAATGACGCATCAGTTGGTATGATGTTGTTGGAGCTAAATGCAGCTGTTGGAGACATGTTATCGTATAACACCGATAGAATGTTTCAAGAAACACAAATTGATTACGCAAAAGAAAGAAAATCAGTATTGTCAATGGCTAGAACTTTTGGTTTAAAAATTCCAGGAAAACGTCCAAGTGTAACAATCGTTGATTTCAGCGTTACACTACCAGTTTTAGGCGATACTTTCGATGTGTCTTATGCTCCACTACTTAGAGCTGGTTCCCAAGTATCTGGTGGTGGTAAAATTTTTGAAACAACTAACGATATTGATTTTAGTAACCCATTCAATGTGAATGGTATTCCAAATAGAATTATTTTACCAAACTTTAATTCCAACGGTGTATTGTCAAACTATACAATAACCAAAAGAGAAATAGTAACTAACGGTTACACGAGAACCTACAAAAAAGTAATAAATATCAACGATGTTAGACCGTTTTTCGAAATAGTATTACCAGAAAACAATGTAATTTCAATAGAATCAGTAATCACACTTGATGGTACAAACTTTAACACAGAACCTTCATTTAGTCAATTTTATAATTTTGACAACAGATGGTTTGAAGTTGATGCATTGGCTGAAAATAAAGTTTTTATTGAAGATTATTCTAAAATAACAGATAATTCTGGTGTAAAACCAGGAAAATGGGTAACCATAACAAAAAAATTTATTAGCGAATATACAGATTTAGGGTTCAAAAAATTAATATTTGGGGCTGGTACTAAAGATACATCAAGTCTTTGTGATTTTGATACAAATATTCCTTTGGTTAATCAAATTGGTAATATTATCAACAACAGCTCGTTAGGTGAAACACCAACAGCCAATACAACAATGTATGTTAAATATAGAATTGGTGGTGGTTCAGATACAAACGTCGGACCAAATGTTTTAAGAAATGTTGGAATTATTAATATGAGTGTAAATGGTAGTAATCAATCAATTAACGCTGCTGTTAGAAATTCATTAACAGTTAACAACGCGTTTCCAGCGTTAGGTGGTAGAAATGAACCAAGCGTTGAAGAAATAAGATATATGGTTAAATATAATTTCTCAGCACAAAACAGAGCGGTAACTATAAAAGATTATCAATCTAGAATAGGTCTAATGCCAGGTCAATTTGGTGTTCCATTCAGATGTGGTGTTTTCGAGGAACAAAACAAAGTAAAAGTTTATGTTATGGGGTTAGATGCTTCAAGTAAATTAAGTAATGAATCAACTAGCGCTCTTAGAGAAAACATAGCAACATATTTGTCAGATTATAGAATGTTAAACGATTATGTTTCAATTAGCAACGGTAAAATTATTAATTTAGGTTTTGAGATTGATTTATACGTTGACAAAAAAATGCCACAATCACAAATTATTACAGAAGTAATTACAAACGTTAAAGATTATATGGATATCAATAAATTTGATATGGGTGATAATATTTATCTTTCACCGTTAATTGAAACGATTAACAACGTTGGTGGTGTACTTAATGTTATTGACCTTAGAGTGTATAATAAAGTTGGTGGTGGTAAATATAGTTTAAATGAGATTTCACAACCTTATTTAGATACAGAAACTAGACAAGTAGATATCAGTGGTGACTACACTATTTTTGGTGAACCAACATCAATGTTTGAAATAAAATTTCCAAACATGGATATCATGGTTAGAGTTAAATAATAACCTTTCCTTATTCATAGATAATAACTATATTTGTGAATAACAAGTAAATAAAAAAGTTAATATGGGATGTGGATGTAACACTAAAAACGCTAAAAAAACAAGTGCGTTAGGGCCAATTGAAATTTCAAAAATAGACGGATTAGACATAATTGTAAAAATTATTACAAAAACATTAGGATTTTCATTGGCGGTTTTACTGATGCCAATTATAAATGCTTTTGTTCTTTGGTTTATGTTTGAAATGTTAGTTTTAAATAAACAAGTAGATTTAAAAAAATTAATTGCTGGTGTATCAAGTAAACTCTCATTCATGAATGAGAGTTTTGACCCTTTTGATAACGAAGATGATGAAGAAGAAATTTACGAAGATGATGAAGAATTCGATGAAAACGAATTTGAAGCGGTAAACGTCGAAGATATAACAGAAATAAGTAATGTCAAATAAAACAATTAGAGTTAGAACCACACCAGATGGTTCAGATAAATATTTAAAAGTAAAACTAGACCAAGAATTTGATTTTATTGAGGTTCTTTCTTTGAAAATATCACAGGAAGAAGCTTATAGAAATTTTTGTTCTGATTATGGTGTTGTTGTTGGTAGAGTAATAATTAACAGCGGCTACGGAGTTCCAAATGCCAGAGTTAGTATATTTGTTCCAATTGATGATGTGGATATTAACGACCCTGAAATAAAAGGTCTATATCCATATGAAATTGTAACGGATAAAGATTCAGAAGGTATTAGATATAATCTTTTACCAAGAAATTCAGAAACTGATAATGAATGTTTTACCCCAGTTGGGACTTTCCCAACCAAAAGAGAAATATTAGATAATTCAACTCTTTTAAATGTTTATTGTAAATATTATAAATTTACAACAACTACAAATTACGCTGGTGATTTTATGTTTTTTGGTTTACCAGTAGGTAACCATGCTGTACACGTTGACGTTGATATTTCAGATATGGGTATTGCATCTCAAAGACCTTACGATAGTATAAGTCAAGGTTCACCAGTCGCTATGTTTGATAGTTCTACAAAGTTTAAAGGTGGTACAAATTTAGATAATTTAGTTCAAATAAAATCAGCCAATTCAGCGGTTAATGTCCAACCTTTTTGGGGAGATGTTAATTCTTGTGAATTAGGTATTTCTCGTTTAGATATTGATTTAAACTACAACATTAGACCTTGCGCTATTTTTACTGGTAGTATTTTTGGTGATAACGAAAAAAATAGTGTTAACAAAAACTGTAGACCTAGAAGAGATATGGGTGAATTGTGTAAACAATCTACGGGTGAGGGTACTATTGAAATGATTAGAAAAAATATCGATGGAGATATTGAAAAATTAGATATTGAAGGTGGTAAACTTATTGATGACAAAGGAACTTGGGCGTATCAAATACCCATGAACCTAGATTATCTAGTTACCAACGAATTTGGAGATTTAGTACCATCTGAGGACCCAAATAAAGGTATCCCTACCAGAACAAGTGTTAGGTTTAAAATATCCTTAGATGAAACTGGTGGTTTAGGTAGACTTAGAACCAGAGCAAAATATCTGGTACCACATAACCCTAACTCGGTTAATGAAATAGATTACGAATTTAGTACAGAAACAAAAGATTCTAGTTTTAGAGACATGTATTGGAATAAAATCTATACTGTTTCAAATTTTATTACTAGATTTCAAAGAGCTAACTCGGTATTGGTTAAACCAGTAAAAAATAGAAATATGGTAGCTATCAAAGATATTGATAGTTGTGTTGGTGATAAAAATCCATTTCCATATTCAAAAGTTAACACACAATTTAATCCATTATTTTTTATTATTTGTTTGATAATGAAAATTTTGGAGTTTGTTATTTTTATTATAAATAAAGTTGTTGTAACTATTCTTAACCTTATCATGATAGTTGTTAATGCCATAATCCAGATTATTTGTAGTATAATTAGACTTATTAGGCGTATTTGGAAATGGATTTTTGGTAGAAGAAGACCACGTTTACCATCTTTTTGTAATAAAAAATATTGGGTTCCGTGTATTTTTGCAACATGTCCATTCGATGATGAAAGTTCAGCTTTGTTTATACCTGGTTGTTCTGATAGTAATGGTAGACGAGAAGCGTTAGTACAAGCTGGTGCCGCTGGTACACCCACAAAAATTTATGATGATTTATTTGAATTATCAAATTGTGTTGCTTTTGAATTAGCTAGAGCTATGAATTTATTTCAATTTGATTTTTATAATGATTGGATAAATGGAACATTATATGCTTATTTATTAAAATATAAAAGACGTAAACGTAGAGAAAAATATTGTAGTAATGATTGTTCTGGTAGTAATTGTATTACAAAAATAACTTTGGATACTTGTTATAATGGTGGTGGTGATTCACAAAATGAATTAAAAAGTATTGCTTTTAGAGAGGGTGTAATCAAAAAATACAAAGGTGAATTTTATTATGCTCCAACAACAAAAGATGGTGCTTTTAAACTATACGCTACTGAAATAACTAATTTAGGTGCGGTATTTAATTGTGATTGGCAAGGTGTGCCTAAAATACAACCACTGTTAGTACCAACAACATTTAAAATGCCACCAATATTGGATGAGTATGATGAAACTGCAAGGTTTATTGAAACAACTGGTCAAGTTGATATTGGCGGTAATGAAGGGTTGTTTTTCGACATTAGTTGTGCTGGTTTAACATGTAGTTATAGACAATGTTTAAACTTTAGACATATTTGTGAATTTGGTGTTGATTTGGATGAAATAGATATAGACCCTAATGGAAACGATATATACCCAGATTATGTTATTGGTTCACAAGAAATTGAAAGCAACAGTAGATTTGTTAGAGATGTGTTGTTTGGTTTAAACATTTCAACAAACAACATGTTTACCAACTACCCATATTCTACAGATTTTAACCTACCAAATTGTAGTGATTATAATTTTGGCGGTAATGAAATCTGTAACCCAAGTCAACCAACAACACAAGCAAATGGCTCTGATTATTTGAAATTTAGAGGTAGTGGTTATACAAACTCTAGTTTTTCACAACCAGAACATTCATATTATTTTTATTTTGGTATTGTTCCTGGTGCAACAGGGTTAGACCTTATGAATAGTAAATTTTTCACAAGATGCTACCCTGAAGTGACCAAAGAGTTTTTGATTAAAATTGTCAGCACTACAGCGACAACTACTGACACATCAACCGATGGTGCTTTTTCGTTCTCAATTATTAATGGTCTTAGTACAGGTTACACATATACAATTAGTGGACCTAATGCAACATTTATTACTGGAACGGTTATAGAAACACCTACTGGAAATTTAACAACCATTGGTAATTTACCAGATGGTGATTATATTATAACCGTTCAGGACACAAACGGAACACTTATTACGCAAACATTTACAATTTCAGGACCAACACCGTTGTATGCTGATGCGTATGTTATTAGAGATAGTTCTGGTGCTACATGTAATGGTGAAATAAGTTTATCGACTATAGGTGGTGGTAGTGGTACATATTATTACGTTGTTCACCATAGTAACGGTTCAATAGTACCAATAAACGGTTCAACATTACCACAACTAGTCGCTACCACACCAACAACTATTGGTGGATTGTGTGTAGATATTACGTCTGGTACTACTGGTGTTGGTTATTATATAGTAGTAACCGATTCAAATGGTGAGACTGTAACAATACCAAACTTAGCAGTTGCTGGGGTAACACCAATTACTTTGAGTGTATCAACAGTAAATCCATTATGTTTTGGTGATGATTCTGGAACGGCAACTTACACCGTAATTGGTGGTAATCAACCAATATACGTCACAACAACTACTAGTGTAGATGATTCATCTATTGTTGGTTTTAATATTAGTGGTCTTACGGTTGGTACTTATACAGCAACAGCTTCAGACACCGCTGGTCAAAGTGCTACATCAACATATACTTTAGTATCACAGAATCCTGAAATGGATATTGAGTTGGCTAATGCTGATATATTGAGAAAACAATGTGACCCATTAGTTCACACAATAACTTTCTCATTGACAACATCTAGTGCAGCTGCTTATTTACCAGCATTTGGTGGGGTCGTTTATATTCAAACAAGCAAAGATGGTGAAGAAGATGAAGATGGTAACCCTACATTTAACTTATCACAAACACCATTAATTGCAACTAATATTGGTGGCGGTAACTATACTATAGACTACCCAGCTTTACCACCAAGTGCTAGTTTTAATGCTGAACTTAGAATTAGACTTTGTAACCCAGCTGGTACGTGCTGGAGTGATTTTGACGTGGTTACAAAAAATCAAGTTATGGTACCATTGATGCCTTTGGAAATTAGCGCAACAGATTATATAACTAACGTTGCAATAAACAACTCAGCGCAATGTATTATTGGAAAAGTTAAATTCAAATTTGCTATCAACCAATTAGCGTTCGGTATGACATTTAGAGCACCATATCTTGTTGAATATAGATTAACAGCGTTAGTCGGTGGTATTCCAACGGCTTTCCCAACTCCAAGTATTGGTAACCCTAACCCAGTGTTCATAGCTACGGTATCAAACTATTTACAAGAAATTTTATGTCCGTTTCAATTACCACCTAACACTAGTAATGTGGTAGTAACTATAGTTAAAGTTATTGATAATGTTGGTTGTGAATCAAACTCGATTACATTACCTTCTATTCAATTACCAACACAAGCTATGACAGCTCAATGGCTTAAACAAACTAACTCTAGTATACCTGCTGGATTTAGTAGATATTGGGTGTATATAACAGGTGGTTTACCACCTTACACTGGTTTCTCTGGACCAGTACCTTATCAAGGTCCAGCTCCAGTTGGTGGGGTTGGCTCAATAAACCAAACAACTTTTCCAGGTTATCTAGCACCAACATCTGGTGGTGCAGTGTCTTCAGTATTAACAGATAGTTCTGGTTGCCAATTTACAACAACATCACCAATTTAATCTAATTAAAAATGAGTACAGAAAGAACACAACATAGACTAAGCAGTCAAACATCAGCAAATAACGTTAATACAGATACGTATTTAAAAATCAACATGGTTGGTAATGAGAGATTATTACCAACCAATCAGATTAATGAAATTGTTGATGTAGCAAAACGTTTTGATACAGAAAGAGAACGTTGTACGTTTTATAGAATAATTGGTACTATAAACCCTTTGGTTAGTAATACGTTGTTTAATTTAAACGACCCTAACAATAACAACTTATATACCTATGCTGGGTTTAATGAAAATTTATTCTTAGACCGTTCATACCCAAGAGACCAAAGCGTTAATGACGATGAAGATTTAACTTACAATTTAGCTATTAACACTTTTTTAAAAGAAAAAGATGGTTGGTTTGGTTATTATGACCCAAACATAGCATCAGCAGCGTTGTGTAATTATTTTGATATGGAACCTAAAAGAGAAAGATTTTCTTTTTTACCAGACTATCACCCATTTGTGGCCAATCCTAGCGCTACACTCCCAAACTTTGTTAAAAATTGGGAGTTGACGATAACATATCCAGTTAGTGCAGATACAAAACATAAAATGGTTTATGACACAACCAACGGTAATGGTTTGTTAATTGTTGACGATACTTTGGCGGTTCAGTCAACTAGAAATATGACAGCATTAGGTATGGCTTGTAAACACAATTTAGAAATTGGTGATACAGTTAGAATTTTTGGTACGAATGGTTATAACGGTGACCATGTGGTTATTAGAACAGGTTTGGATGATGGAAAATTAAAAGATTATTATTTTGTAATTGACCTACCAAATACTGGTTCAATATCTAACACTTCTAGAATGAGAAAAATTGTTAACGATGTTGAATCTGAATACTATTTTAGATTATTCACGAAAATAAAAACAAAAAATTCACCAGTGATTGAAACTGACGACTATGAAACATATCAAGCTGGTTTTAGTGAGAATTTTTTCAATGACCAAATAATTCAATTTGTTTTTAATGAAGATATTGATGTATCAGACTTGACCGATAACCTAAATAGACCACTGAGTGAGTTATATCTTACAATGATAAAAACAGATAGTAATTTCTTATTTACACAAGTTAAGTCTGGTATTGAACCACCATTTATTTTTAATTTAACTCAAACCAATACACAAACTTATTTGAGAGATGTACCAGTAATTAATAGAATTCATAACGCACCACTATTACCATATGTTTCAAACACACCTTTGGAAAACAACGTACAAATCGGTAATCAATTCTTTTATGGTGATTTGGTTGAATTTAATAAAACAACTTTGATTGAAACGGTGTTGGCAGATGTGCATCACAGGTTTAACACTATAAATAGACAAACAGCGCCTACGATGAATATGGTAATAGCTAGTGGTCTAACATCAACAGTAACTTTAGGTCCAAGACAAGAAGGTTATTACTATAAAGCTCATCATTTGATAAAAATTAGAGAATTTTCTAATTACATTGAAGAAGGTGAAGCTAGTGTAGATGAATTACCGATTTATTCAATTAAAACTTCAGTAGATAGTTATATATGGAGAGATTTATTACCAATTGGGTTTAATGAATCAGAGGAAAAACCTTTGGATTATCCATTTTTAAATAATTCTCATTATATGTATCAAAATTATTGTTTTGATATAAAAAGACAAGACCCATATGGTCTTTGGGGTTTATTTTATGATAAATACCCTTCAGACGCATCTGGAGATAGAATAACAGACAAATTTATAGTAAACTCAGCAGACGATGTATGTTAATAATTATAAGATAAACCTTTCAACAATGCCTAGCGGTACAACCGCTACCACTATCAACATACCTATCAGTATGGAATATCAATTAGTAGATACTGCCGAGCTAATACAACGTGTTTTTGTTGAAACTGAAACGGAAAATGCTATAAACCCAATTTTAAATTATGATAGACTTAGATTTATGCCGATAAACCCAGCAGACAACCCAGTCACATCATTAACATATGACATTAAATTATTTAATAATCTAGGTGTTTATGGTAACTTTTATAGCGATATTGGTTTTGATTATGATGATGTTAAATTTAGTAAAAATTCGTTTACTCAAAGTTTTTTAAGATTATCATTTTATGATTCAGACGACCCAATGGTTCAAAACTTGGTTGCGTTCACAACTTTATTTTGTAAATTGGCACCAACAGATTTATTATCTGGTAGTACTGGTGTTATCTCTACTGGTATGCCAAAACCTATAAATCAAATACCAATAAAATTCACAGTTGAAAACCCTTTGATTAACAAAAGAGGTTTTGGTGAGGGTTTTCATTTATATTATTACAAAGATAGTTTAAATATTGGTGAAACAAAGTATTTATTTATGAAAGCATCATTCAACAATGCTAAAACAGGTAAAAAAACTAATTTAATGGTTAAAAACACACCACAAAATATTGAAAATTTGGTGCATGAATTATATACGAGATATAAGATAACTAGAACATTAACTGGGTATTATTATGAAGTTGATGACCAGTACCAAGGTAATGGTACTAGCGGTGTTAATAACGTAACTTATTTTGGTAACGGACCAACTATTAATTTATATGAAGTAAAAGCGATATAATGGAGATAATAAAAAGAAAAATACTTTTAGAACAAAGCATAGATAGAAACGCTAGCAGCCCTACATGGGGTGTTATGACAGCAACTACATTTTATCTTAATATCATGATTACTCAAAATATTGATGATATGGGTTTATTTACAGATATATCATATACCCAAAAAACAAACCCAATTACACCACCAAATTATAGTTTGTTGATTAGTAAATTACAAAGTCTAGGATTTACATTTCCTTTTATGACACCAAATACGTATATTAACGTATCACCATTATTTGCAACGCCTACTGAAACAGCTACGCTAAGATATCCACCTCATAGTGCTTCTACATATTACAATTTTGGAAATAGACCAATAACTGGTGCTACTGATAGTAAATTATTAGATGTTAGAGCTTATTCTTCAGTAACGTATACGGATGTTTATAGACCTGGATTTAATGTATCGACTGAAACTTATGTCAATTATGCTGGTATTAGTGTCAGTGGTGTTAACCAAGTGCATTCTATAGGTGAACCAACAAAATATGTTTTTGATGCGATAACTGGTTCTACGTTGGCCCAAAATAACCAACCATACGGTTTACAATATGCAGATTATACTGGTACTACTAGAGCGCAAGTAGTTAATGGTGATACAAACCCTTTACCATTGACAACTTTTAGGTATATTGGTGAAGGATGGAATCAAACCAACGTATCTTTATCAGCTTTGACCAAAGAAGAGTTTCTATTTGGAATTATTTCTAGACCAGAATTACAAAACGATGTATTTATTGATAGAGGTTCAACTAGTGTTATGGATTCACATTTAAAGCTTTCTGAAATAAAAAATTTAGGACAATTAACCGATTACGGAAATGGGTTTTACAAAATAAATAAACAATGATGGAAAAATATAGCAATTATTATATATTGGTTAAACACGGAGGATTCTGCGTTGAACAATTACACGAAATGTCAGAGTATGAAATTAACGAAATGGCAAAAGTATTAAAAAAAATATTAAACAATTAAAACATGGCAACAGGAACATATGGTATAGTTAGACCAGCAGATATTTCACCAACAGACGTGGAAATTTTTTATCATTATACAGCTAGTAGAGATACAATTGGTGATACAACATTAACTAAAATTGATGATTCAACAACTATGTTATTTAAAGTAGATACACCTCAATCATTGAAAGACCAATCAAATTTAACTGGATTTCAAATTTTTGGTGGTTTATACACTCTTAAATTACCAACAGCTACGTTTGGTAATAAAGGATATTACACAATAATAATTAAACCAGTTGAAATTAGAACTACAATAGTTGATGTTGGTGTGCTATCAGCATATCCAGACATAAAAGGATTAGTTTTTGACTTATCACAAATTCCAGTAGCTTATCAAAGTAAATTCGAAAACGATGGGTTGGTTGGTTATAGAATTGAGTATTTAGATTCGAACAACCCAATTGATTCTAAAGTTAATAACTTTTTTAGAGTTATCACTTCTAACAACAGAGCAGAACCAGTTAACCAAAATTTAACAAACAGTAATCAAAAAGCTATCCGTTATAGATTTAACGATAATTCAACATTGACTTTCGCGACTGTATCACCAGCATCTGCCAGCAACGTTAAACCAAATGCGTTACCTTTTATAGGGCAACCAAACCAACCAGTTATTATTACAAATACGTTCTTTAACCCAATCATGATTGAAGTTGAAATGGTTGAACACGATATTGAAACATTGGCATTTGCATTGTTCGGCAACCAAACTAAAAGTCTTGATGATGGTATTTACACAATTTACAATTTTGGTAATCAAATCTACAAACAATACGACCTTTATGAAATTAAAGACCAATTTACTGGTAAACCATTGTTTGAAGTTAGAAGCAAAAGAACTAGTATTGATTTTACAAAAACATTTAATAATATAACTCAAATTTAATTTAAGTAATGAGCGATAAAAAAATTAAAGTATCGGGGTACGCTAAGAAAGAGCTGTACAATGGTAATATAGAATATAGAAATTTTTCCCCAGATTTAGTTGGTTTACAATTAACTAGTGAAGGTGGAACCCCATTGTTTACAATGGGTAATTTTTCTATTACCACTAACTTGGACCCTAAACTTAGTAGAACTTATATTACAAATAGTTTTTCCGACTTTATTACTTTATCGAACATTGGTTTAGATGTTTCACAAACTGAAACATTATTAAACAATAACACTGGTGTTTATTTAAATTTAGATAAAACAAATTTAAACTATTACGCTAAATTTGGTTCTATGACTGAATACGTTAGGGTAGCGTTGGAAAAAATTATCATGTCTTGGCCAGCAGCGTTATACCTAACACCAATTTATTTAAATTCAGATTTTATTCAATCTCAAGGTAATACGTATGAAAATTATTCATATAACCAACTTTTAGATGAAGCTACTTTTAGAATTAATGTTAATTTTATCAAAAATATTTATAACATTAATTATTTAACTAGCGGTACTTTGGAAAATACTTTCAATGAAACCAATGATTTAAGAAACCTAACAGTTAACTATGCAGCATATTGTATCTATTTAAACAATGTTGAGTATGACGTGGTTAATTTCACAGGTTCAACTGACACGGTAAATGATTATATTTATTTTGTAGTAAAAGGTAACCCATTTTCTGGTATACCACAAACAGTTACATACCATATAAAACCTAAAAACATTTATGAAGAATTGTTTTACAATGGTTTAGACGAGTTTGAATATTATCTGTTAAATAGAATGACTTATCCAAAATACACTTCTATATTTTCATTTCCGATGAGAACAGATAGTGGTGTCTTATTATATACATCAAAATCATATACTTGGCCAACAACTGACGGTTATAATTTAGATTTTGATACGGACAATTATGTTACCTATGTATCAGGTTTGTTAGATTTGGCAAACACCAACGATTTAACTAGAAGTAACCTTATGTCTAGACTATTAGTTACTGAAGCAATAACTGGTTTTGATACGTTACCTTATTATTTGGATGAACGTCAACAAGATACATCTGGTGGTAAAGTTACTAAACTTTTAAACGTTTATGGTAGGTCTTTTGATGATATAAACAAATTTATTGATGGTATTTCTTTTGCAAATACAGTTACTTATAATAAATTAGACAACATGCCAGATAAATATTTAAAAGATTTGGCTAGAGTTTTGGGTTGGGAACTTATTTCATCAATAAACGATAATGATTTATTATCAAATTATGTTAGAAGTGGCGAATCTGGTTATAGCGGTCAATCAGCTGGTTTAACACCAGTAGAAGCCGATATTGAAATGTGGCGTAGAATTATATTAAATTCACCATGGCTTTGGAAATCTAAAGGCGCTAGAAAAAGCGTAGAATTTTTATTAAGGTTCATTGGAACACCTAATGGGTTGGTAACTTTTAATGAATACATATACAAAGCTGATGGACCTATAGATGTTGAATTATTCAAAACTGTTTTAGAGTTAAATGGTCTTACAGCAGATATTTCAGAATACCCTATAGATTCAGATGGATATCCTAAATTCTTTTCAGATACTGATACCGCATATTTCCAAAACTTTGGTTTATGGTATAGAGAAACTGGTGGCGCTAATTCTGTTATTGATATTAAAACTGGTAACAATCCACACGTTGGTCCTTATGATAACGGTAGTGCTTATTTAGAACAATTAAGAACGCTTATACCTAATTTTTCACCACTTACAATAACCTCTGAAACAGTAACCACAAGTTCTTACGATATATTCACAAATTATAATAATGGCGAAATAACTAATTATGATGGTGAGATATATGTGGATGTTGTTAATACTGACGGAAGTGATTTAGATGGTTGTGTTACAGCAACAACAACAATAGAAACTGACCCAAAACCAGAAACAATTATTTCACCTTGTGGTTGTCCGTCAACTGATGAGGATGATATGTTAAGTATTTGTTTAGAAAAAACTAAAGGTGGTCCGATACAGTTAGATTGCCCAAATTTTATAAAAGAACCATCAACTAATGAAAGTGGATATTATGTTTTTTCATTATTTCAATATAACCAAGATGGTTCAATTTATAGCAATCAATTAGGACCAATAGCAAACAACACACCGTTCATAAATACAGATTGTTGTGAAATATTAAACGGTACACCTATGTATACCGAAATTCCTACTTTTAACAATTTAGATGTTATAACATCCGTTCAAGCTGGTTATATATGTTGCACACCTAATAGAGATAGATGTGGTTGCATGGCATCATGTAATTGGATAATAAAAAATAACCCAAAAGAACACCCTATTGGTAGTGGAGAATTTTATTTAGACTTCACTACTCTTTATGGTCTAGGTGCATCAACTTTAGTTACTGCTGACGGTACTAACTGTCCAACACAATGGACTACACCTATTCAAATTACTGACCCCTATACTGGGTTAAATGGGTTTGGTTGTAAAGTTAACTTTCCATTACCATCAGGTTACGATTTTTCTAACTTGGTTAATATGTTCCGAGACAAAGCATATACCGCTGAAGGTCTTGGAAGATGTTGTGATTGGCAATTTAGATAATAAACCAAAATTAAAAAAACATATTTATAATTAAAAAGAAATGGCAGAATATACATTAGATAGCGTAATAACTGATTGTAGAAAATATTTCACAACAACTAGTTCAATAGTAAAAAATCCAGATGGTACTTTATCGGTTTACATAAATAGTAATAATAACAGTAACGTTCCACCTACACCATTTATATTATCAAAAACTTGTTGTGAAGTTTTAAACACCTTTGACCCAAATAACCCATCCGTTCCATCAACCCCTCAAGGTTATTATTTTGATTTAGAAGAACAAAAATGTAGATGGCGCGGAAAAAGCAACCCATGTGATGAACCTATTCAAAATATTAAAGTTGTTTTAAACCCTGATGGTAATGACGGGTCTATATTTGATATTGGTGGTGATGAAAATTGCTCGTTACGAGTTAAATTTAATTATCTTATTAAATTTAATTGTGAGGATTTGGCAAATGTGATTGTTAATAATAATAAAACATCTTCTACAACCCAGAACGAAGAACTTATAGCGTTAAAAAACAAGCTAGCTGAAGAAACATCAAACTCAGAACAAATTTCGTCTAAATTATCATCTTTGGCTGTTGAATATTCTAAAACCAATTATTCAATTGTTTGCGATTTATTTCCATATAATGCTAATTCAAAACAAATATCACCAGATATCGCACCTAATACTAGTGCTGACACAGTAACTTTAAATAGTGAACAAAAATCAGCGTTTAGCAAAACTGGATTTGGTGATTTAGCACCGATGTCTTTTGCGTTACCAACTAGGGTTGCTACTTTTTGTATCATAAATGATGGGTTAGAATATTGGAGAAAAATAATCGGTGAAAATAATTATGTTGGGTTTATTGAAGGTGACCCAGATAGTTACACATGTAAACACGTTATTGAAATGTATAATCTAAATAATGAGTTAGCCAAACAAGGTAATAACGAAATTATAGTTGAATGCGACACACCTTTTGGTGCCAAAACAGCCTTAGAAAAAAGCATTAATGAGAACATCATACTTAAACAAAAATCTGATGTTGTGATTAATGATTTAAATGCTGAGATATCAGCAATAGACGCTGATATTGTAAATATTAATTGTGTAAACATTTTAGATTATTTTGAAAATTTAACATTAACAGCATCTATTGATGTGGTTAACAATGATAATACATTAACTCCAGTACAACCATTACAATTATTTGGTTTACAACAAACTACATTATATAATTGGTTAACACAACACCCTAGCGATAGTGGGTTTTATGTTTGTGGAGCTTCAGAAGCGCTTAATGATTGTACCCCATTGATTTATCCAGAATTTACTAATGGAGAGTTACCAGAAACCGTAGATGATAATGTTTGTGAAACAGTCAGAAACGCAATTTACGATGAGTTATTTGCTCAATCTGGTTACGATACTACTAGTGATTACGATTCATTTAACGCTGCGTTATCACCAACAGTGTTAGCGTCAAATTGGATTACATTTGACCAATTATTAACTGGTGATGATTTCATTTCACAAATAGCTAATAAAAAAATAAAATTAAGTATCAATATAAACAATAGTTGTGGTGTATTTTGTCTTTTAATAGACCAAATAACTTTACAGAGAGAATGTGAAGATAGTTTTGTTTCTACAACACTATTAAATGAATCCCCAGGATTTAATTTAACCAAAATAATCGATAACAAAAAATCTTGGTTAAACAATACCGAATATGATTATAGAGATTTTAACATCACAAATGTATTTGATACAAACCCTATTCGCCAAACAGAATACGATGTTAATGATGATAGACTAATCATCAACAGCAAAGAAATTGATTTGAATATGAACATAGCATCAGCTGTTGAGTATGATGTTTGGTGTTACATGACTGAAAACCCATGTTTACTAACTGGCTCTACGTGTTCTTGTTGTTTAAACTGTGGTGATGCTGACATTAACTTTAGCGAATTTTTAAATTTTGAGGTTTCAGAAGTAAAAACGATTGAAAATTTTGAATATTTAATGGGTGATTTTATTGATGCAAAATCAAGAAAAATTTTATCTGGGTATCCAACACTTAGGGCGATTTATGATAGATACATTAATAGTGGTAAATATTGTGCGAAACCTAGCTTAGCTTTTGATTATTATAAAATGGATGAGTTTAGTAATTTAATCACAACCTATTGGGATGACCTTATTGAACAAGTTATTCCTTCAACAACATTATGGGGTAGTGTTAAAGTGTACACAAACACTATGTTTGACCAACAAAAATTCAAATATAAAAGTTATACATCCTTGTTTTGTGATGAACCAAAAAATAGGTTTAGAGTACCATTCAACGTCCCAAGTCCAATAAATGGAAACAATGGTTTATGTCAAAATGTTGAGGTAATTTTAAGTTATTTACCAACTGAAAGTAGTTTAAAAAATGTTAATACATCAACGTATAATAAAATTTGTTTATCACAAATGAATTATGGTTCTGAATTTATAGGTAATGTAGATATTATTGGTGAAAATAATACTATAATAAATGATGACAATTTTTGTGGGCCTTGTATACCAGAATTTACTTATAACAATGAATTTTATGGTAATCTTTTAATTCGAAACGGACATTCTTTTAACTCAGATGGTACATTGTTATTCATCACAGTTCATAACAATGGTATGGGTGGTGGTGGACCAGACACTGTAAGAGCATACTCATTATCCACACCATGGGACGTTTCAACTATTAACCCATCAACTCCGATTGCTCAATCAATATCTATGAATCAATCTGGTACTACTGCTGTATATGGTCATCATTTTTCACCTAATGGACAATATCTTTTCGTTTGTGGTTCAAATAGCAATTTAATTATTAAATATGAGTTAACAACATTTTGGGATGTTTCAACAACAACCTTTACAAATGGAAATACATACAACACAGTTTCGTCTCCATATTATATTGATTTTAGCCCTAATGGCTTATTTATGTTCATCGTCCAAGGTTCTAACATAAAAAGATACACATTAACAACTCCATGGGATATTACAAGTGGGGTTTCTGAAACTCAATCATTACCAAATGGTTCTGGATTTGATTTATCATTCCAAAATGATGGTTATTATTTATTTTCATTAAACTCAGTGTCGTCAAACCTTTTACTAATTAAAAGGACTTTATCAGTACCTTATGATTTAACTTCAATAATATCAACTGAAACAATTACTTTAAATAGTATTTTTATTCCATTAGGTAATTTTTTTGGTCTTAGTTTTAAAGATGGTTATAAAGGGTTTATTTCAACTTACGCAAGTACTTTCCCAAATAAAATTTACGCGTTTGAACTTGGGTGTGAATACGACATTAAAGGGTCTTTAGTTATTAACCCTATATAAAAACAAATAAGATGATAATTAAAGGTAGAGATAGGGTTCTTAGGGGTGTTTTGGAAAATTTTTCAGATTTACCAATAGACAAACAAAACAATTTTAAATCGATAAAACAAGCGATTGAAGAAACTTTGAATGATAAGTTTAATGTGTACATTTTTGGTAGTTTTAACCATGGATATTGGGATGAAGAATCAGATTATGATGTAAATCTAATAGGGAAATCAAATGTTAGTTTAAATGATATAATATCACAAAAAACCAATTTAAAAGTAAATGTGTTTTTTACTGAAAATAAGTTAGGTAATATTATGATACCATAATATTTATAAATATGTTAAAGTTAATTAAGAATATAGAAGGGAATTTTGTTACCAATGTAATTGGTAACATAAACTATGCGAATAAAATAAACGCTGAACTTCAAAATAGTGATTGTATACAAATTTATGGGTTTACAGCGTTCCTACAAAATTTATCAACTACTGAAGAAACTGCTGCGTTGACCATCCCAAATTTATTCGGTTACCAAGTTCAATTTAATCAAGTAGTACAAGATTTAAACTTTAGTACATGCAACAAAAAAGCTAGTTGGTACAACATGCAAGAAAGCCCAGAATATATGATGGGTTTGAGTTGTGGTATTTATCCTGGTCCAAGTACAGTCATTTTTACAATAAATAGTTTTGTAATAAACGGTATTGAAAAAATAACAACACCATTGTCTGCGTCTGTTAATTCGTTAACAGCGAATTGGATACCAGCTAATAATAATGTGGTTTCAGCATGTACAGGTACAACTACAGGTTTGACTTATACTGATTTTGTTGATTTTTTAAATGAAACATTTTGGAATTTAGGTGTTAATTATAGAGCTCAAATATCTACGGTTGAAGTAAACGTTGGGGCTAATAGTAAAAGTGGTTTTTATTTAATTTACCCAGAAGATGATGTGTTTTATCTAAACACATCAAGCAATAGTGGTTTTCCTTTTCTTAGTTTAATTTATGCTAATAGCGAATTATTAGGTCCAGGCGCTTTTCAATATTACAAAATGACTAACAACGTCACTTACTATTGTGACACAGACACAATAGTAGAATAAAAATTACAAACATGAGATATCAAGAAAGAATATACATACAAAACGAATACAACGGTGTTAGAAATAAAGATATAAATATTTTTAACATGAGCTCAGATATGTGCATATTTAACGCACCTAGTTTTTCAGTTTCTGGTGCTTCTAAAATAGATTGCACTGGTTCAACAAGTGGTAATACGTATATTTTATCTGGCGACACCTCAACCATACCAATGACGTTTATATTCACAGCAAACACTAATAGTTTTATTCAAAACAATGCTGTTTTTCAATATCAAGTTTATAAATATAATCCAAAATTTTCTGGTTTTTCATCAACCGCTGTTTATAAATCTAACGACATAGAATTTTCATCATTTAGTGCCACTAGTGCAACAACACAATCAATTCCAGTGGCTAATTTAAGTTTGGATGGTGATTACATAATAAAAGGTTATTATACGTTTGATGCGTGTACTAACTATTTGAATAAAATGGGTAAAAAACAATACACTGGTAATAATGTATTTGGCACACAATATGGTATTTATAATGGAAATACCGATTATTATTTTATTGCGTTTAAAGAAGCTGAAACCCCATTGTTCACATCAAACGGTAGTAATTATATTAGTAGTGGTTCGTTATCTCAAGCAATATTAAGGGTTGATGATGGAACTATTAATTCAGACCCATTTAATGAAGGTCCATACCCAACAAACGTAGTTACAATCCCAAACAATTATTATGGTAGTTTTGTTTTAACTTTAAACGGATTGGTTTTAGCTAAAGATTTAGATTATACTGTGGATAACACTCTTGTAACATTAAGCGGTTATACTACCAAAGATGATGTAATTACAATTATATACACAACTAATGGTGATAATGTATTAAATAGTGATGTGATTAACGTGGCAACTACAATAGTTAGCGGTGCTACAAACAACCAAGGTAATAATTTAATTTATTATAATACAAGTACAAACAAATATGAGGCCTATGCCTCAGTAACACCTCAAGACTTTAGCACTATGATTGTAATGTTAAATGGTATTACTTTGGCAAACGGTATTGATTTTTACCAATCAAAAACTAACGCTAAAAGAATTATATTTGAAGGTGAAATAGTCGTTAATGATATAATCACAATTGTTTATTTTCCAGCGATTGATGTTGTTAACTCATTAACCACAAACAACCCTATGATTAGTTGGTACATATCCAACCCGCCAACAAATAATGATGGTTATTTTACTTTAGAAGTTAGTTCAGATGTTAATTTTGGTTCGTTTTATTATACTGGTAATACTGACTATTTTTCTGGTGGACAACACTATAACAATTCATTTATAGCAACTGGTACTACTGGTACAAAATTATATTACAGGGTTAAAAATACCAAAAATTATACTACTATTTGTGGTAACGTATTAAATAGCGTTGTCTATAGTGAAACAGTCCCAATAACAATTACAACTAATTCGATAAATTCATACTAATATTATTTACTATTAGATATTTATTATTAAAATAAGAACAAAAGATATTTATAAAACATGAGTTACATTATAAAAAGCACAAGCCCGTTCGTTAGTATAAAACTAACACAAACAGGAAGACAACAATTAGCATTAGGTAGATTAAATTTTAATTATTGGGCTATTGGTGATTCTGAACTTAATTATGAAAGAGAACAAGTTGTTGACACTAACTCAACTAATGTGATTTTATCAGCATCTAGTATGGTTTTAAGACCAGTAGATAGAGAACCTAATATTCAATATTATATCAAACCATCAACAACTACAGACCCATTACAAATTATTGATGCTGGAGTTCTTAACGTAGTTAAAGCGGTTGTTAATAACGCTGCTGATGAGCGAGGTTTTTTTAGTCGTAATGGAAATGTTTTTACAACTTTAACTGGTAGCACATATATAGCATACACGCAAAATATTGCAAATAGTGTGTTGACTGGTGGTACTGTTTTAAATTTAACCGCTACCTCAGGATTTAGTGTTGGTGACATAGTATTACTTAAAATGGCTAATGACGATTGTGGTGGTTTAATCGTAAACGAAAACACTAGAGCTTTACCTAATTTATGGTTTAAAGTTAAAACAAAAACTAGTACATCAATAACTGTTGATAGAAAATTACCTAATTATAGTGGTGATTCATCTAGTTCACAGGTTATTGTGTATAGAGGTGGTGAAGTTTGGAACACTATAGCCACAGGTAACACAACAGCATATTGGGATACTGGAACTTTATCTTTTGATTCTGCAAATAATGTGACTTGTGACAATGTACCTGTTTGGAATATGAATAATGTTTGGTGTGAATCACCAGCTGGTATAACTGGTACGACTTACGAAGATTACACTAAATTTGGGTCTTATACTTATTTAGGGCAAAAATATCCTTTCTTAAGATTTGGTTGTGATTCCTCAACAACAAGTGGAACAACTAATTGTGACGGTGTTGGTTTAAGTTATGCAGATGAAATAAGCAAATCAATATCTATTCTTCATTATACAAACAATACAATTTCTAAT